TTTTTAAATGTGTAGTAGGATGAAAAATCCAAGTAATACGGATCAAGGAAATAGCACTGTGTATACAAATCTAATGGACTTTTTGTCACAGGTGAGCCAGTTAGTATTCTTCTATACTTTGCTTGGTCTCTTAGCTTCAATATGTTTTTAGTTCTTGATGCTGTAGGTGATTTTATTGTTGTAGATTCATCTATTGCCATCAAACATTGATGCGCTAACAAAAACTTTTGAGCTATTGCCAAACCTTTTTTTGTACTGAATGCCTCAATATTCATCAAGAATATGGTGAGTTCTTCACCGTGTCGAAATAGTTTTCTGTTTTCTTTGTCTTGTTTCTTTGTTGTAGAAGGTGACCATGTTACTACAGTATACATTACATGCTCTGGCATATGTGTTGGTATTTCTTGACGCTCCCAGTTTCTGTACACACCTTTCGGTGCAACGATTAGTGCGGCATTTATTTTACCTTTGTCATACAGCATAGCAATATTATCAACTAATACTTTTGATTTACCTGTACCCATTTCCATAAACAAAGCAAAGTTTTCTTTGTTATAACTTGCACCCAACGCATGTAATTGATGAGCGTATGGCTCTGTCTTAAACTTGTAGTCCATAATGTCTTCCTTCTTTAATTCTTATTTTGTAAATAACACTTGCAAAATGTTTTGTCAATGGTATATGGAAAATAGAAGGAGAAAGAATGGTAGATAAAGTTGGCGGCATGGTTGGTATCAATCACTTAACTCAACCTCTTGGTGAAGGTACAGTTTTTGTAGTTCAAGAGGTACCGGGTAGAAATATTTTAAGTGCAGAAAAGTTTGGTAAATTAGAATTACTATTACCAGAGGGTTCTCAATTAGTTTTGAGTACAGGCCCAACAGTAAAAAGAATAAATTACAAACTAAGAAATTTTAGTGATGAAGATTACTTGTTATTGATGGGTGATCCGTCTGCTATTGGTATTGCATGTGCCATAGCTGCCACACAAAATCGTGGTAAATTTAAATGCTTAAAGTGGGATAGGAGAGAATATAAATACTATCCTATCGAGGTTAACTTATTTGAGAGAGGAGAAATTGATGAGTAACTTATTAGACGAAATGGAAAGTGATGTGACTATGCCAACGATCGGCGATAATTCTTTAAAAGAAATGGCTGATTTGTGCGCGGAACAAGCGTCACTAGAAGAAGAGATGAGACAACTAGAGGAGCAGTTAAAAGCGAAAGCGAAAGCCGCTCGTAAATTGTCACAAGAAATAATTCCGGCAAAAATGTCAGAATTAGGATTAGAAAGTTTGACACTAAAAGATGGTTCATCTGTAAAGGTGAAACAATTAGTACAAGCCTCTATTCCAGTAAGGCATCGCGAAGAAGCATTTAACTGGCTTCGTGATAACGGACATGGTGACTTGATTAAAAACCAAGTATCAGCTACGTTCGGTAAAGGTGAGGATCAATCTGCAAATGAATTTATTGACAGTATAAATTCATTAGGATATGAGCATACACAGAAGGTCTGGGTGGAACCCATGACTCTCAAAGCATTTGTTCGAGAACAAATCACTGAGGGTAGTGAGTTACCGATGGACACTTTCGGAGTCTTTGTTGGCGCCGAAACTAAAATAAGTAAAAAGTAAAAAGGAGAAACACATGGCAAAAGCTGATGTTGTAAAAAAAGAAGAAAGTCAACTACCTGCACTAAGTCTAGATTTAATGGAAGGGGACGCATTTAGTGGCCTTGAAAATATTTCACAAGACGACTTAGCGACACCAAGATTAAAAGTCTTGATGCAGTTATCACCAGAACTAGAAGACCTAGAAGGTGCTAAAGCCGGAATGATCTTTAATACAGTGACTAATGAACTGTATGACGGAACAAAAGGTATTAGTGTTCTACCGTGTGCATATCAACGTCAATACGTTGAGTGGGCTGACAGGGGACAAGGATCGGGTGCTCCGATAAATGTCTACGATGCTTCAAGTGACATCTTGACAAAAACTACACGCGATGAAAACAATAAGGACCGTTTAGAAAATGGTAATTATATTGAAACGTGTGGTAACCACTACATACTACTCATTGGTGAAAACGGAGATGCTACTCCGGCTTTACTTACAATGAAAGCTACACAGCTTAAAAAGAGTAGAAAGTGGAACTCTATGTTACTTAACCTAAAATTAAATGGTAAGAATGGATTGTTTACACCACCATCTTACAGTCACTACTATCGCCTCAAAACTATGAAAGAGGGTAACGATAAAGGTAACTGGTATGGTTGGGAAATCAGTAGAGAGTCTCAACTTGAAGATGCTAACCTTTATAATGTCGCTAAAGCATTTGCTGAAAGTGTAAGTAAAGGGGACATTAAAGTTAAGTATGAGGAAGAGTCTACTACTACAGACAAGGTTCCGTTTTAACTAACACGGGGCGGGCAACCGCCCCTTTAACGAAAGGAAAATAACGAAAGGAAAATAATGGAAGAAAGAATAAAGAAGTTTAAGAGTATATTTTATGGATTGGACCGTGCCTATGGTCAATATAAAAGTGATGGTCAATTAGTAAACGGTAAAGCAAGCGGACAGGCTTTTATAAAGAAAGCACCTGTTACAGATCAATTGTGGATAGACCACATAGAAGGTAAAGAACCTAGTCTTGGTATCATACCAATAAGAGATAATTCAAAATGTATATGGGGTTGTATAGATATAGATACATATCCATTAGAATATAAAAAGCTTGTAAGAAAGATAAGAGAATTAGAATTACCAGTTGTTATGTGTAAATCAAAAAGTGGCGGTGCACATGTATTTTTGTTTACAAAAGAACCTGTACCGGCTAAACTTATGCGCGATAAATTACAGGAATGGGCAGGAGAATTAGGTTATGCAAATTGTGAAATATTTCCAAAACAAATTGAAATTAAAGCAGACCGTGGAGACACTGGAAACTTTCTTAATCTTCCCTATCACGACGGTGATGATTCTATGCGTCATGGCGTTAGCGACGATGGTAGCGCTAGTAGTCTTAGCGATTTCTTTGCTTTATATGATCGTTATTGTACGACCGAAAAAGATTTAAAAGAATTTCAAGTAAAAAGAAAGAATGATGTTGAGTTAAAAGACGGACCACCTTGTTTGTCTACATTGATGTCACAAGGCATACCACCCGGCGGTAGAGATAACACACTATATCAATACGCTGTGTATGCAAAAAAGAAATGGCCAGAGGAATGGCAAGGAAAGATAGAAGAATTTAATCACAAGTATATGGAAACACCATTACCGGCTCAACAAGTTGTTAAAACAATAAGACAGCATGAGAAAAAAGATTATCAATACAAATGTAAAGATCAACCTATGTGTGCGGTATGTTCACAAACATTATGTAAAGGTAAACAATATGGTATTGGTAATAACTTTGAACATCAAGTCAGTGACTTAACAAAGTATGAAAGTGATGAGTCAACGTGGTTTTTAAATATTGATGGTAGAATATTAAAACTATCAACAGAACAATTATACGACCAACACAAGTTTAGAAAAGCGTGTATGAATGAAATTAATGCGATGCCTAACATGATGAGACCAAATGATTGGACCAGTAGATTACAAATGTTAATGGAAACTGTTGTTGTTATACAGATGCCGCATGAGATTACAAAGACAGGTGTTTTTGAAACTTTACTTGAACGTTTTTTAGAAGATCAAGGTGAAGCAGAGAACATAGATGAAATAGATATGGGTAAAGCATTCTTTGAAGAAAAAGAATATGATGAAAAAGAAGGTAAAGTAAAAAGAGACACTGCATATTTTAAATCAGAATGGTTGCAGAAGTTCTTAAAAAGAAATGATTTTAAAGATTTTAACAGAACAGAAATGACAGCTCATATTAGAAATAAATTAGGCGGCGGAGATGTAAGAAGAAAAATAAAAGGTAAGACAGCGTATCTTTGGTATGTACCTTGGATTAAAAAAAGTAGCGATGAGTTTGATACGCCAGACATGACTGAGGAGACACCTTTTTAATGGATAGAAATATTATCTTTGGTCCCCCGGGAACAGGTAAGACAACGTACTTACTGCGCATCGTAGAAAAAGAGTTGCGTGAAAACAATGTATCACCACACAGGATTGCTTATCTTGCATTTACAAATCAAGCGGCAGATGAAGCATTGTCTCGTGCTATCTCACAACTAAATTATGACGTAAAAGACTTCTCAAACTTTCGTACACTGCATAGTTTAGCATACAGAGAGTTACATCTAAAAGATGAAAACATTATGAGTGATGAAGATTACAGAAGAATATCTGATAAGACACAGATAAAATTAAGTAATCCAAACAACAACATAAAAAAATACGGTGCAGGTTTTCCCGATGATATCTTTATGCAAGTCATTGATGGTGCAAAGATACGAGGACTAACCTCTGAAGCTTATTTTAATTATCCCGATGTTGGAAACATCGAAGGTGGTTTACGTAAACTAAAGTACATTGATAAGTCATTAATTGATTATAAAAAAGAGAGAAACAAATATGACATGACAGACATGATTGTGGACTTCAATAAAAAACATTATGACCTCATGCCAAACTTTGATGTAGTGATTGTAGATGAAGCACAAGACCTTAGTTGGTTGCAATGGAAAATGGTAGAGCGTGTTCTTACAAAAGCAAAACGTGTGTACATAGCCGGTGATGATGATCAAGCAATCTATCGTTGGGCGGGGGCAAGACCAGAGTTCTTGATGAACATGGACGGTAAAAGAACTATACTAAATAAGTCATACAGATTATCAGAGTCTATTCACGCAAAAGCAAATAAATTAATTAAGCGTGTTAAAGATAGAGTGGATAAAGAATGGACAGCGCGTGATGAAAAAGGTCAAGTAAACATACACCCGGTTGAGCAGTTACAAAAAATGAAAGAAGGACAGTGGTTAGTACTAGCAAGAGATGGCTACCGTTTAGATAAATTAGAAGAAGAATTAAAAATTTATGGTTACTTTTATGAGCGAGGAGACCGCACCTCTATCAATAAACTTGTGCATCAAGCTATATTGGCATGGGAAGATATTCGCAGAGGAAAAGAATTAGATCTTAAAAGAGTTAAATCATTTTACAATTACATAAAAATAAATACAGGTGTCGATAAAAAATTTAAAGGAATGGCAAATGTAGATAAAGATAAAATGTTTACCTTTGATATGTTGAAAGAAAGTTATGGATTAAAATTAGATAAAGATTTACCTTGGTTTAAGGCACTAGAAAATATTGAGTCTACTAAAAAAACGTATGTACGTATGTGTTTACGTCGTCAAGAAAACATTAGACGCGCACCACGGATCAAACTGTCCACGATACACGGATCAAAAGGTGGTGAAGCAGATAACGTAATGCTATTAACAGATTTAACTCGTAAGGCTGATGTATCGTATTGGTCACAACGAGATGAAGAGAGACGTGTATTCTATGTGGGAATGACGCGTGCAAGAAATACATTAAACATTGTTCGTTCACAAACGGACAGAGAATTTACGGAGGCATTTTAATGTTTACAATAGAGACTGCATTGAAACAAGTCAGTGTAACAGAAAAACAAATACGTAAGATACGTGCACAGTTACCAAAATTAAACCGTGAGAAAGTTGATCAAGAATTAAAAATATTATTACTTGATTTACAACTACTTACAAATGATTTACGGTCTATCAACAAAAAGGAGAAAGATGAAGACTAGAGAGTATTTAGATACGGCGGCAAAGATTGTTACTGGTCAACGTCAACATGATTATGGTGACAAGTATCAAAATCATGAAAACATTGCAAAGTTATGGAGTGGTTATTTAGACTATAAAATATCAGCACACGATGTGGCGATATGTATGTTACTTGTAAAAGTGGCAAGACTCAAACACAGACCTACAAAAGATTGTTACATAGACATGGCGGGATATGCGGCGATTGCGGGTGAAATAAACGATAGGAAAGAAGATGACACAAATACCACTGTTTCAACCTCCGAGTGAGTGGACACCACCAGAGAAAGTTCCTAATCTCTCCGAAGCAAAAGAAATAGCTATAGATTTAGAGACATACGATCCAGATATTAAAACAAAAGGTCCGGGTTGGGCTATTAACAATGGCTATATAGCCGGTGTTGCTATTGCCGTAGAAGGTTGGAAGGGTTACTTCCCTATACGTCACGAGGGTGGTGGTAACTTTGATGAGAATATACTCAAGCGTCAAGTACAAAAGATCATGGCATTACCATGCGATAAAGTATTTCATAAC